TAGAGGCAGGGTATGTCATGAAGACATCTTTATCACCTGCAGTAAAGTTAACAGCAGATGTACCATTAGAACCAGCTAAAACTGTAGTACGAGTAAGAGTATTGCCAGTATTCCAAGTACCAATACCAACCTCCCACTCGTCAGTGTTGCTAACTTTAGTAACAATGGCGTAGTAAGTCGTGTCACCGTCTGACATATATGATTGAAAAGTATCAAATGTAGCTACTGCACTGCCTAGGGTTAAATCCCCTGTACCCGTAGTCGTAGTGTTTACTTTAACACGATCTTTAATAATAAACGCCATTGTTTATCTACCTTATTAGCTAATGCGAATAACTGCGTCAACACCTTCTGCGCCAACTGCAGGAAAGATTACTGTAAAATCACCATTAGTTGAAGTAACGGTAGTAGTAAAAGCAAATACCGCAATAGCTTTGTTGCCTTGTGATGCATTATAAAGCAGTGCACCATCTGCTGAAATACTCAAGGATGAAAATAATTCGTTACTTATATCTACATAAGCACGTCCATCAGTTGTACTTAAAGAGATAGTTACGCCACTTAATACATTACCACCTGCTGTATATGTACCTTGAGTAGCTGTTGCTTCATCATTATTGCCTTGAGTCAATGATTCACCATTGCCTGTGTCTGATGCACCATCGTAACTTTTAGTTCCAGCACCATAGTCATCTGTAGGAGATGCTTTAATTAGTGCTATTTTTAGTGTGTCTGTATCTAGGTCGTGGACACCCCCAAGTAGCTCTTGCTTGAAGGTGTTGCACATCGCCGTTGTAATACCCATGGGAATGTCCTTTTCTGTAAGCACAAAGGGGCCAGTCAGTACCAGCCCCTAAGTTTAATTTAATTATGCAAGAGTGTCACGAACAACTTCTGCTGCACCACGAGTTGCCTCGTTTACATCAACAACAATTGCCCATACACGAGCAGTTACTGTTGCCGCTGGTGAAGCACCTGCTGTACCAGTTACGTCAATAGTATCCTCTGTTGCGACTACACCTTGTGTTTGTGTACCGAAAGCAAAGTCACCTGCAGAACCACTATCAACTGCAGTAGCAGCCATGAAAGTAGTTGTGCCATCTGTAACTGTGACATCATAATCTGCAGAGTCCATAGCGTCGATTAGCTCAACACCTGAAGCTAGAACAAGAGTACCTGCACCAACCGTTGGACCTGTTACTGTGCCAGTTGTAGTTGGAAGTTCAACTTCCTTTTCAACCATGTATGCTTTTGAAAGCAAAGAAGTAGATTTAGCCATTGTAAAAACCCTCCTTATGCCAAGTTATATGCTGCAGTAACGATTGCTTCTGGGCGAAGAATCTTGCGACCATATAGGTGCATACCACGAACAATGTCAGCAAATGAATCAGGGTCACGGTATGTTTCAGTTTTATTGATCTGCTGTGCAGTCGCAATTGCTGAATCATGTCCCGCAACAATTACACCAAAGTTAGAAGCGTTTGAGCCACCAACTGTAGATGAGCCTGTTCCGACTGATGGTAGGTTGTTAGATGTGTAAACACGGAAGCCGTGTAGGTTATTTACAACCAAACCGTTTTGTAGACCAGAGCCACCCCAATCTGCTTGCATTAGGCGTGAGTCTTCGTCTTTTAGGATTTCCATAAACACTGGGTCTACAACAATCCAACGGCCTTGTGAGTCAACATTTTGTTGATCCATCAAGCGTGACATACGTGCAAGAATTTGTAGTGGGAATGCGTTACCTGCAGTTGCAGATTTAGCAGCAGTCGCACCACCAGCACGTGCCTCAATACCGATTGATTGGTTTGCAGTACCTGCAGAACCTGATGTGTTTGTGAAATCAGATGCGTCTAGTGACATAGTAGCCAACAGTTCTGCACCTACTAGGTTTGCACCGTCTGATGCATCGTCAATGGCTTTAGTACCATTAACAACATCATTTACAACACTTGCGTTTGCGTGTAGTGACGCTTGTTTCCAACCAGATAGATAGCCAAGAACTTCTTGATCCATTTGGTCAGCCAAACGATATGCTGCACGATCCGATGCAAGGCTTCCGAAATTGACGTGGCTGTGGGCTTCCTCAATGTCGTCAACCTTAAAGGCAAAGTAGTTAGCCTTATCAATGGTCAATGAAAAATCTTCATCGTCCAAGTCTTGTGGCGTGATTTGTGTTCCACGCTGATATGATTTTACAGTGATTTCTGGCTCTTTGATGATCTTAACTGTGTCGCCCATTTGTGCGATTTCACCAAAATAGTCAGAGTTTGTCACTGCCTCAACAACAGATGCCTTGCGGAATGCAAGTTGCACCTGTTTGGAATAGATCACTGGTGAGAAATTACCGTTAGGTAAGTTACCGTGACCTGCTGCTTTTGCGAATGCCATTTTTATATTCTCCTAAAAAGCAAGACAGATGCAAAACTAACTATACTTATCTAGAGGCTAATAGTCTATGGGTGCATACATGTTATAATATATAATGATCGGTTATATGTTATACCACATACGGGCCACTCTTATTAGGTTGTCCGAAAGGATATGTTGTTTGCTAAAATATATGTAGTACAGGTAACCATAAAGGGGCTGTACTACATATGATTATACATATAGTTATACTTAAAAAAATCTATATGTCAAGAGTTTAACGTGCAGAACCTGATAAATCATAGACAAACGATCCTGTACGAATAGCTTCCATAATTTCATCTGAACGTTTCTCGTATTCTTGAGCAGACATTTTTTGTACGTCTGACTCTAGAATTACTGTAGCTGTAGACGAATCAGTAGGACGACTACGGCTATCTCTTGTTCCTACAGAACGGGCTGCGTCCTTGCTAGAAACAGTTTTCTTTTTACCTGTAATGCCACGATCAGCTTTATACAGGTCAATAGCACGTGCTGCTGAACGTGCGTCATTACCATTTTCATACAGTGCATCTTGTATCCATTTAGGTTGTTCTTCTGCCCAATCATGGAAGTCATCACTGTCACGGATTTCATCAAAGTCTGGGTGTAAACGCATTAACTCTGCTTCAGCTTTTTCACGAGATGCATTAATACGCATTTCATCTACAGCTTTAACACGATCTTCTAATGCAGCAGCTTGTTCTTTTGCCTTTTTAATTGCAATAGTTTCTACAATTGCAGCTACATCAGGATACTTTTGGGTCCACGCATCGATGTCCTCATCAGACTTTGGTAGCTTAATTTCTTTTTTAGTTGCGTCAGTTAGTTGAGATTGTAAAGATTCAAACTTATCTGACCACTCTTTTTCTTTTTCCTGCATATGGCGGCGTAAATCACCATACCGTTTTTTAAAAGAACGTTCTTCTGCACCTTGAGGTTCTGGTTCTTTATCCTGTTCTACTTCACCTTTTTGTTCAGCTAATAGATTTTCTAGTTCTTCTTCTTCTTTTTTTAAACGATCTTCATTCTTATATTTTTTATTTATAAAAGCAGTTTTAGTTTCTACTTCTTCTACCATTGCTTCTGTCATTATAGTTTCCTACACTGGGGCCACCGTAGCCATGTTGGTTAGGGGGATGGGTAGCCAGCAAATATAACAAGTTAATGTGTTGTTATCGCACAGGCATGTCAGGCTGTTCTTCCAATTGACGTTGTATTTCAAACTCACGTCTCATGTTTGGGGAAGGTGCTCTGAACATTCTTTCAGTTTCGTCTTGAGGTTCTTCTTCGTTTACGTCTTCTCGTTGCATCCGACCTTGGAACTCTTCCACGGGTTGTACGCCTTCTGGATTTAGTACGGCATCTTCAGCCATAAGATTTAATTGTTGACTAACTGTTCCTGTAATCTCAGGTCCAAGTAATTTGCCAATAAGTTGAAACTCTTCAGAGCCATACATATCTAGCAAAGATAATTTTTCTTCATCTGTTAAATTGTCTAAACGATCCGCTAAAGTACTCTTAAATTCATTAACAGTCATATTTCCAACTGACTGCATAGAAGACTCCATACCTTGTAATAGTTCTTCCTCTTCCATATTAAGTCCTTTCAATATCTACTAGATCGTTACGTAGCATTTTATATAATGCAATTGTATAGGATGGAACATAGAAAAACAAGAGGCCAATTAAAGATTTTAAAGATTTTTTATTTTTAACTCTTGAATCATAAAAACCATCAGACAACCACTGAATAATTTTATTATCTACGTGAGGTGCAATAATTGTTTTACCAAATACTGTGTAGCCATTACGCCATAGCTTTGTATCAAACTTATTTTCTGGTTTTGAATCCATACACCACTTAATAAGTTTCATCTTTTTAATTGTGGGCCAATAGCCTTTGTCGTTTAAAGCAGTTGCTACGTAGCAGCTATAGTCACCAAATAGTCCACCTGTATCTTTGTCACCATCTTTTTCTTTTGCTGCTGCTTCTTCTTTACGCATAGCGTCTGTTTTATACTTAGCAAAAATTCTTGTTCCAGTCCCTTCGTCTTTTGTAGCTGTTCCATTTTCAACAGCACGATGAACACTGCCACCAAATCTAATTGCTTGATCTCTACTTCCAGCACTCATAGTTGCACCTAATGCTTGTGCTGCAGCTAAATCGGCTGGGTCTTTAGTTTTTTCATATTTTTTCATGGCATCTGCATATGTATCTTGTCTTTGGCGGTGCGCTGCAATAATAGCGTAATGATCTGCAGTACTAGAATTGCCACTACTTATAGCGTTATCATATGCCTGTTGTTCTCTGATAGAAAGATTTCCAGATGATTGAGGCATACCAGAGTTATTTGTTTTGCCTGTAGCTACAAATCCTGTAGCACCTCTTGATAAATTATTACTACTTACGTTATACTTAGGACCCTTGTTAGCATATTCTTTATAAAATTTTGAACGGCCTTCTGCAGAAAAAACAGAATCTAATCCCATTACAGCTTCTTTTACATCATTAAATAGTGCATTTCCAAATGCTTTAGAGTTTCTAAAGAATCCACCTTCTTTATAGTCCTTTAGTTTTTGTGCATGTTCTTTTGATAGACCTTTACCCTCACGCCAACCTGCAAATCTGTCATCTAAAACCTTTTCAATATCACTTTGTTCTTTAAGTCCTGCTGCAGAAGTAAGCCCACCTATAATAGGACTAAGACCAAACATTGATTGACCTGCACCAAGCACTCGTTTATTATCTAACCACATGTCCAAAAGATCATCAGCACTACCAGTTGCTAGTTTTTCTTGTTTTGCTTTGTAATTAGCTTGTTGACGTTCACGATCACCTGCTTCTTTTAATTGGCGTATTCTATCTTTATCGCCGCTATCAGAAGGTTGTCGTATTGTTTGTGTGCTTGCAACGGTAGTAGCACCAGTATCTGTACTTGGTGCACCACCACCAGCAATGTAATCATCGTATTTAATGTAACCTGCAGGAACAGCCTGTACTGGGTTTCCAAGATGCTCATCAATCATCATTGTCTCACCAGTAGCTGGATTAATGTATTTTACTTTTTTATACGCATCACTAACATCATCTACAAATTCAGACGCAGGTGTTTCAAACGTAGGTGCAACTTGAGGTGTAGGTTCAGCTTGATATAGTGGAGAGAATCCCGCTGTTGGAGCAGCTACGGGTGGTACTGGTACTACACTGCTTGGAGGAGTAGGTTGTACTATAGGTAGAGGTGTAACAGGATTAGCATATATAGAAGGTTGCTGTCCCATTACGCCTGTGCTTAATTGCTGTTGTTCTGTACTAGGAACAAAAGTACCTTCCGCTGCGTGTATCATACCGCCATGTGCTTTTTCTTTTGGTTCCATAGGCTCTGCAACAATAATAAGATCATCCATTGTAAATGGAATATCGTCAGGCAATGTAGCTTCATCAGCATTCCCCATCTGCCCCATAGCTTCCATTTTCTTCATGCCCATTTTAGCTTCTTGTCGTAACTCCATAAGTTTTTCTAAACCATGATAGCGTACTACGTCAGCAGGAAAAACAAACTCTCCTTCACTTAGCATAGCAGGAATGTCATCTCGCACTTCCTCACGACTACTTCCAGTAGGAACATCGTTTCCTGATTCCTCATCTACCATGCCACCTTCTTCTTCAAGGCCACCTTCTTCAAACATAGACATTTGGTCTTTCATAGTAGTTCCACCTTTATTAAATTCAAGAGATTTACTTCGTTCTTCTGCAGCACTAATAGCTTCTTTTAATTCGTCATGCACACTAGTAGGCTCTATCAAACCTTCGTCTAACATTTCTACTAATTGATCTTCTGAATATTGTTTACCGCCATGTATAGTAGGAACATTAATCCACTTACCTTTGTATTCAATAGTTGTAGATTTTTCAGATACCATTTCACCTTCAGGTGTTTCGTACACGTCACGACCTGCTTGTGTTTGTTTGCCTGTTTTCTTTCCTACATTAGCCATGCTTTAATACTTCATCTCTTAGTAACTTCAATCTACGCAACTGATAGATAGCACCTTGTGCTCTGTGTACCGCAACTACTTCAACTGACTGTTCCATAGTACGATGTTGCTGTGCAATTAAATAATCTAAGTACTCTTCAAACTTACGCCATTGGGCTTGGTTGTTGACTAGCCCCTTGATTTTGCTGAGGTGCTCCTTGTCCTGCATTGCCACTAAATCCTTGTTCTTCTGGTGTAGGTGCTTGGCCTGTGCCTATAGTACCACCACCTGCTCCTGATGTATCCATTGGGTTTGCTCCTGCTGGTGCTCCCCCTTGCTGCTGTTGTTGCTCTTGTTGAAACTGTTTCATTAGTTCAGCTTGAATTGCAGCATCACTTATATTGTTAGTTACTTTGTCGGGGTCAAGGTCTAGAGACTTTGCAATCTCACGAATAATATATTGAAACTTAGCAAATGGAGCAAGTGCTGGGTTAGATGCAACCTGCATAAATTGCATAAGTCGTTGGCTACGTACTTCGTTAGCCATAAGCGATTCTGTCCCACGTGCTTTAACTTCTAGGTCACCTTTAATTTCAGGATCAAAGTCAAACTGCATATTAAAACGGAACATGCCCTCACCTAGTGGGCGCAGTAGATAGTCATCTACATTTTTAATAACATTCTTGATGCTGCCAGTAGCAGCACCCATTAACATACTAATACCAGACGCTGTACGCCCTATGCCCTGAACACCTGTTTGTCCATGAGCAAATGATGGGAAGCCAGTAGACTCGTCGGCAAGTACTCGTGCTTTATCAAACAACTGTAAGTTTTCACCTGCAACGTTAGGAAACTTAGTACCAAAGATAGCTTGCCCTGGTGCACCACCCTGTCTACGGAATACTTTCCCTGGGTATACTGACAGGTCTTGGCCTGGAACTAGGTTAGTTTCATCTACCTCAATCAATAGGTTGCCAGACAATACAGCATTATCTACAGCCATTCGCATAAAACCGTTCATCAGTGTCTGTGTGTCATCCATGTTTTCAGCAATGCCAACACCAAAGAATGAATACGGATTAAGTTCATACGGAGATGCCATATATGGAATCTTGGCAGGTTTAAATGGATTCATAACCATACGCAGTAGTTTGCCATTACAAATCCAAACGTTAGCCTGTAGTTCATCAGTATCTTGTAGCTCACGAGGAATATCTACCCCTTGCTCCATTAGCATGTCTACGTCAACCATGCCCCAATACTCTAAAACTTCAAAACGTTCTACGCCATGTTCAGGTGCATAATCGGATAGATCATCTTCCCAGTATTCTTTATTGTAGTTTTCTCCTAGTGAAATTACTTCTTCAATAACAGAGGCACGAAAGAATGGACGTTTCTTTAAGCCACGCAATTGTGAACGTGACATTTTATGACGCTCAATAACATACTGTGCTTCATCCATATTATTTGCATCGGGGTCTGGATAGAAGTTCCACACAGATACATGTGATACTTGAGGAACAGTTTTAAACACTGGATTATATTCACCAGTTTCTTCATCCCAGTTTGGATATTCTTTATCTATAGCAAACGGCCCTTTCATAATGCCCGTACCAAACAAGGCCATTTCAAAAGCAGTATTGCGTAAATGTTTAGATGCGGAAGATTCTTCTAACTGATCTTTAATTTTCTTTTGCATCTTTTTTGCAGCAATCATTGCTGGGCTAAAAGTAACCGAAGTAGGAGTTGTTCCCTTGCCTACTTGAACACCATTAATAGGTTCTAATTTTTTTCTAAGTTCAGGATTAAGTAACTCCTGTAATGTTTTTGCTGTTGCTCCTGCTGGAAGTTCTTTGCCATCTCCCCTAAATCCATAGGGAGATATAGGCTCTGACTTTTTATCTTCACGTAATTCTTCTGGTAAAGCAGGGTCAAAAGAAACTTCCTCTACAATACCATCAGGTAATTCGGTAGGATCAATGCTAATAGGAAAAGAGTTCTTTGCAAAAAGAACATCAGCAATTTGTCCGTAAGCAGCAAGAGTTTTTGTCTTTGTTACTTTAATAAATACACGAGACTTTTCAGCTTCTGTAAATTGAACATCTGGTCCATAGATACCACGATAGTTACGATATGCACGTAACCAACGTTCTTCATCTTGTCTACGATAATCATCTGCACGATTATACTTTTCCATAATAAATGGAATAATACTGGATGTATCAGCATCATCTACATTTGTGTCTTCTGTATCTTCTAGGACAATTGCATCGTCTTCGATAAAGACTTCACTCTCTTCTGCCATTTACTTTTCCTTTTAATAGCCAAATATACTATCTGCTACTCGCATCCCTGTTGATGGTCTTCCATGAGGATCATAATCAAATACACTAAATCGTGGTCTGGACATTATACCGTATCTTAAAGCATCATACAAGTGATCTTCTGCTAAAGTATCAATATCTTCTGGATTCTTTTTATCTATTGGTAAAGCAGGTAACTGTGATATAGTATTTGTACAGTTATTAAAAAATACTAATCTTGGTTCCTCTGTAAATTCATCTACCTGTAAACGTCTATGTATTTCATTTTTACCTGAAACACGTGATCCACGAGAACGGTCTGATGGTCGCCAACGACAACCCTTCATAATCATTTGCTCTGCTAGACTAGGACCAGTGTCTCCACGTTTGTGCCAAAGACTAGAGTCAAGAACACCATAGCGTATGTTACCATCTTCTGCTTCTGCTTCTAGTACCATATCTGCTAAATCTGTAGCTAAGACTTTACTGACGTATAATTCTCTATATACGATAAGTTGCTCATTAGGCGATACGGCAAACCAAAGCACAGCACTATAAGAACCATAACCATAGTCACATGCCCTAAACTTAACCCAGTTATTAGGGATTGGAAAAGGTTCAACAACATGTACGTTCCTATCAAACTCTGTAAAGGCTGCGCCTTCTTTAATGTCCCAATCTCCATCTAACAACTGTCTTCTTTGTTGTTCAGGCAGTGACAATAGCATTGCTTCATAGTCACCCTGTTCGGATAGATATGGATTGTCTTTCAAACGTGCAGGAATAAACTTACGTTTAAATAAAGACCTACCTGCTTTTTCATGACCCGCTGGATAGCGAAGAACTTCACCAGTTTCAATATCCGTAGCTTCAAATGATTTATTTGGAGGAGCAGGATCAATAAACATTTTTTTAACCCAATGGTGGCCTCTACCTCCTGGGTTGGTAGTAGCTCTCATATATACAGGTAAATCGGTTGCAGTGGACCGTAGACGAGAGCGCATGTAATTCCATGCAAATGGAGTGGGCCATTGCGTAAGTTCGTCAAAGCCTATCCAGCTAAATGCTAGACCTTGGTAACGCAGAACGTCATCTTCCTTGTCTAGGTAGGACATCCACAACCTCGCACCAGAGGGCGCAGTCCACTGCATCTTTCTTTCTGACCATTTAATTCCAGGCCATATCTTAGGGTACATTTCTTGTGATTTAAATATAAGTTCCCTAAGTTCTTCTGTTGTATGGCGAAGTAGCAATCCTGAAAAGCTAGGATGCCCCATAAAGCGTAGTGGATCAGCTAACATTGCATACGACTTACCACCACCTGCGCTGCCGCCATATAGTACTTCTCGTTCACCTGCTGCTAGGAAATCTGTCTGGGGACCAGCATTAGGCTTAAAGATTACATTATGTGCCTGTTCAATTGGTATTTCATTTATAATTGGATCAGGCTTCGGCTGGGCTGGAGTCTTCTTCTTCGTTGTTTGCTTTGGCTCCGAGCCTTTTGGCTTCGAGTTCCTCCGCTTTGGCGACTGCCTTTTTCGCATAGTCTGCCCATCTGCGTAGGCTTCCAGCTTTGTTTTTTCTTCTTCGCTCATTATCTAACCGCTTCTTCAAACCTACGTGGGATATTTCCCTACCTGTATTACGAGTAAGCCAATTGGCTACCTCTCTGTAAGAGTACTGTTTTAAATATGCACTTGCCTTTTCAAGCATATCTAATTGATGCTCATTAGGTAGTAGTACGTCTGGATCGTCGGGGTCAATGTCGTACCCAAAGGGTATGGTACGGGATATACGTGGAATGGCAATCCACTCATTGTTTTCTTTTATGTCAGTTGGTTGGGGTAACTTCCATTGCTTTAATGGTTTAGTCATCTTCTTCCATTTGTTTTGGTGGCATTAACATTACGCCACCTTTCGCTTCAACCTGCATCTTCTCAGTCTTGACTAGACCTGTACGATCTAGCAATTCTTTTGCAGCTTGCATCTTATCACGAATACCTAGTTCAGTTGGATCATACAAAGCACCTACCATAGCCATTGCAGCTTTGGGTGCGTTGCGTGACATAAACAACTGTGTGGCATCAATGATCTCTTCTTTTAAGCTGGTAACAACTTGCGTTGTAGAAGTTGTATCTGAATAGCCAGCTAATTTCTTAGCCGTGAGAACATCACCACCTGCTTCATCAAACAGGACTGCCAAAAACTTTTGTTGTTGTTCTGTTAATTGTCTAGCCATATTATATCATTTCAAAATGTGGAGCATCAATAAATGGCCTACGTCCTTGTGATCTACGTAGGTCAATATACGCATTCATTGCATCTTCTGCAGTTCCTGAATATGTTCTGATGTCTCCTTCAGACCATGCAGCACCCCATTTGATGGCGCATGTATTACGTCTGGCTGCTTCTGCCATTGCATCACAAATGTCATCATAGACATTTAGTTCCCAGGAAATATCTGAACCAAAATAAGCTACCAAGTCTACTGCACGTCCTTCTAGGTGTTTAGATTTCATAGTTTGTGATCGGCCTGACTCGTATAGTTTCTTTTGTTCTTCCAGTGTTCGTAATCCATACGTTACACCAAAGTCTACTTTAGTTATTTCAATAGCGTCTTTTACAACTTGAACCAATTGCTCATTCACACCTTCTAACTTATGCAAACTTCTTTCACTAAGTTTAAATGTCATTGTTTTTTCCTGTTATCTTTTTTGTACTGGTCTGGGGATTTAGTGGTTAAAGGTTTAAACTGGGGGTTTTTTATTTCTTTACCTCTATAATCTACATACTTTCCATTAGCATAAAAAGCCATGTTTTTTAATTCTTCCGTTTCCTTAATTAACGACTCCAGTCTTTTTTTCTTAGCTTGAAGTTCTGCAACTTTAGGTTTGCCTTGCAAGACTCTAAGACCCCTTTTTCCTGCAGCCACAATATTTGAAATACCTTCTATAAGCGCTTCGGGGTGAGATTTAGCAGTGTAGCTATAGTTAGGAATAGATTTAAGTTCCTTGTTTAATTTAGATAACTGACGTTTTGCTACGGTAGTACCTCTAATCCTATTCATTTTATTTCTTTCCTTTTAAACGGTAAGGCTACTAAATTATATAGTCCTTGACCTATTTGTGTGGGAGTAGGTAACAACCATCCTAGTATTAATAACAGCATTACCCATATTGGAATGTTAGTATTTTTGATTGTTAGCTTATCTATAGACTCAGCTTCAACTTCTTTAGTTTCGGTTACTATGTCTCTGCCAGCTTCTTGTGTAGTTTGTTGCGCTACAACCTGCTGAGTATTTTCCTTACCTACCTGCGCATTAGAGTTTACTGTTGGTCCACCACCACCGCCAAAGAAAGGCAGACTCGTTAATCCACAGCTAGATAATAATAGGATTAGGCATAGACTACTTAGATGGCGGTACATTATTCTTAGCACCCATACTAGTAAACCCAAAGTATGCAGCAGTTACGCCAGATACAGCGACAACATATACTGCAGCAATATCAGTTAAAAGATTAGCAGCTTCAGATAATCCCATGAATGAAGCAAGTACAATAAGTAATGGATATGCTAACATACCTGACAAAGCAAACCAAGTCATTTTTAACTGAGCATCACGTTTGTGGTCTTCATCTTCCATGCGACGACGACGATCTTCTAGCATGATCTCACGCTCATCTAAATCTAGTTTACCATTGCCGTTTAGATCGTATTCATCTACCATTAAATTTTTTCCTATGCAACTACAAAGTCTACATTGCGCCCTTGCTTTGGATAAAGTTTGTTTGCATTATGTGGGTGATAGGCGTATATATCTTCGTATCTATATTTATCTGCTTTATTATAAACTGCTGTTTTAGAAGTTTCAACTATTTCTTTTTTATTTGTAGGAGTTACTTTGTCAAAAGGCATTTGGGGTAATGGCATGTAATCCAATAAACCTGTGCTGATATACATCAGTTACGTCCTTCTGTATTTCGCAGCCGTTTTAGCTGCCGCTTTAGGCTGTTTAGAAAACTGTTTACCCGCTGCTGTATCTTTTCTTTTCTTTGCAGTACTAGCTGCATATTGAGAAGAAGACATAGCGTTAAGTGCTGCTTTAGGGAGATAACGCTCTCCCGTAGCATTTGGCCCTTGTGTTGATGGTTTGCCACTTTTAGTTCCCCATTCTTGCCGAGTCCATTTATTGAGACTTTTTTGTGGTGCTTTAAGGCTCATGTTTTATATCCACCACCTGCAGCTTTATACTCCTTGGCAAGTAGCTGGGCTTTACGTGCACTCCACTGCCCAGCTTTTCCACCTCTTGTACCCGCTTTAATCTTTTTAAAAAGACGTTCACGCAATGCTGGCTTTGTGTAGTTTCCAGCCGAATTTACGGTACTCTTCTTCTTTTTGGGCTTTGGGGATTTCCGTGGTGCTCTCATCGTATACTACTCTTCGAATGTCTCCACGCCCAATACCAATGTCATTCAATTCACGATCTGTCATTGCAGATAGTTGCATCATAGCAATACGACGATTCGCTTCAGCTTGACGTGCTTCAATAAATTTAATAAATAGTTTCTTAAACCATTCTTTCATTTTAACTTTCTCCTATATGTTAACGCTACACTATTGTAGCTATGGAGATAGTTATATCATATTTACTTACCTATTATAACGGACAATACTGCAATACCGCTATGCATTAAGTAACATTTGTAAATGTTTCAGTTACAGTTAAAATAGTATCAATGTGTGCAGCAGTAGCAGGGGTTACTTGTAACTTATCGCCTGACTGTAATACAAGGTCCATATCTGAAAAAGTAATGTACTCACCTGCACCTAAGTTTTTACCTTCTAAGTAATGTGATGTGTAGCCAGTAGTTAACCATGTAGAATAGTTAGAGTTTGATTTATCCGACAAAGCAGAGTCAATATTTGCAGGAGCTATAAACCATTCAATAGTAATACTAGTGTTGCCTGTAGTATTATGAATATGCAAATACGTAATTTCTGCAATACAGTTAGCAGGGCATATATACACATCTTCTGTAGATGTACCTGTATTGTGACCAAACAACGACTTACTGCGTGAAGGTCTACCCTGCTTAACTACAGACATTTACTTTGCGTCCTTCTTTTTTCTACGAGTAACTTTTCTTATAATTTTAGTAGTCCATGCTTCGTTCTCTGGAGTAGAAGGATCATCTTTAATATAATGTCCTTTATCGTTACGAGCACGGACCTTTTCAACTTTACCTAGTATATTCTGAATCTCAGGAACCTCTGTAATATAGTTACCGTCAGCATCTACAGTAAGGACCATCTCTTTAGTGTTCATGTCCATTACAGCATTGCCTTTATCCAAGACCATATATCCTAGCTTAGTAATTTCGTTCATCTGTTCTGGTGTCATATTATTTACCTGCGTTCTGACATTTTTTTAAAGAGCTACAGTTTGATGGAGTAGGGCATCCTTTACAAGGTTTAAATGTAGCTACACCCCCTGCTTTATACTGGTTGTATCCTTGAGCGTATGCAGCTTGCCCCTGTTTAACTGCATCTATTCGACGCTTATAAACTTTACCTGACTTACCCCAACGATAGCCACCTTCTACCTTTTCTACTGGCATTATATTGATGTTCCTGTTTTTATGTTAAAACAATAGGGTATTGCATAAACTCCCCTATCTAAAAATCCTTTCTGTACAACTACTACTTCGTCCATACATTCAGATTCACTTTCAAATACTTTCTGCGTATTCGCAATAACATTACAAGAAAGTGCGGATGGGTTAGAACATGCCAGAATCATAGCGAGCCACATAGTACTACTACTTCCCAAACGCTTTTAAAGATGCCATTACTTTATACCTTGTGTTCCTGCTACAGATGCACCACAGTTTGCGTAGCCGCCTTTATTGTACTTTTTCATCATACCACCCTTAGCACGGCGTGGTTTAGCTTTAGCTTCTTGTGCTTTAATAGTTGCTTGTAATTCTTCTTTAGTCATATCTGACAGACGTTTAGCAGGACGTTCCTTTTCAGCCATAGGGTCTTTAGAGGGATCATATCCTTTAAACTTTTTCTTATCAGATGCTTTCTGAGCAAGTGAACGTCCCGCTGTAGATGCCTCTGAACTTATCTCGGCCCGAACATCTCGAAGCTGCGATTTAAGATTTGCTAGCTCTTCTTTTTGTTTGGCTGTAAGGTTTTTAGCCGCAGCCATTTTACGAATTTTATTTTCTAGTTTTGTTTTCACTGCAGTAAGGCTACGAGCAGTCGCTGTGGTTGCTTTACCTGTAATACTCGAAACCTGTCCAGTAAGATTATATCTACCCATTGGTATCTCTCCTAATTACCATTTAACTTTATGACTCCAATACCGAGCAGATAAAATATCTGGGCTTGAGTCTTGTGCATTATGTCTTGCATAGTAAGATTTTTTACGTGCCTTATCTTTAGCCGATGTAGGATTCTTACCTGCTCCTTGTACGCCTTGCTGCCCAAAACGAATTAATTTAATTGTGTCACCTTTCTTAGCTAGAACTGCGTGTGACTTCTTAGGATGTTTAGGTGTACGCTTTGGCTTGTTGTAGCCAGCAAATGTTTCACCTCTGTACGTAATACTCATTTATCTGACCCATCTGTCCATCCTTCCATACGCATAGCCCACTCTACATGCTCTAACGTAAATGGCCTCCCATAGTGGTTCTGTACAGCTTCACGTACATAGAATACATCACTATGGGGGATATGCAAATTACTTATTGTTCCATTTGCAAGATGTTTATAGAACTCTTCTATAACATTATCTGTGTATAGTTTTACTGATTTTTTAGGCATTGTCAACACTTAATTGAATTTATTACAAGTTCCTCGCCTATCGGCAGTCACTTAACTGATACACTGTACGTGTTTACTAAAGTGTAATTATAGTTAATGTATATTATATCATAATATATAAGAGCATTACAAGTGTTACATTGTACATGTAATCACTTTAAGTGTCATCTTAGTTATCTACATACGTAGTTTTACACATTATGTGTACCCTTGTCAAGCCCCCGCACAATAAATAAGAACATTATTCCTGTAATCCCAGTTTTTATGGGACACTGTTCTGTGTAAACCACTATATATGTAATGTGGTTAACAGTTCATTTTTCCTGATCTGTGTATTTATACATGCATATATAACGTACACCCCCGCCATGGCCCCTGCCCAGCCACCTTCACTGCGCAATTGCCTGTATTATGCAAGGTCATGACGCATGGTGAGAGCAGCAAAACTGAAACACTTCACCACTACATCAAAGATGTAAACAAAATCAGTGACTTACTTGTCTACGACAACTGTTATGCAATCAGTTGCCATGCTTTAGCATGAAATATAGCACCGTATTTTCACACTGAAGGTGTGTTGAGGGTACAATGCTTATAATCTGAAACATATATCCCCCTAGGATATAGTGGTCATTGGCAGAGCTGTGCACGGCTCGTGGTTGCACGAAAGCTGCTACCATTCAAATTGTCCGATGTCGGACGCTTCACCTTTGGTGTTTCTTAGTTGTTGTAATTATGTCACACTGCTTCACGAGTTTAGCGCATGGACTTCAAAATATATATGAAATATATTTTTGCAGTAGCGCATGAAACGGCAAGCGCAGAGGATCGTATGCAAGGTAATTTGTAAAACAAATTTGATTTAGTCACTTGACATATCAATCTCACTACTCTATCTCTCCATGTTACAGATAGTTTAATATCTCTCCCTTTAGGGTGAGAGAGATATATAAACTCTCTTATGTAACATTAGAGATAGAGAAAGGAAGTCTCATGGCAAAATCATCGAAAGCATCTTCAGCAGTAGTTGGAACAACTATCGATGCAATGATCAAAGAAGGCAAAGCCTTAGCGTCAATTTGGAAACAGACTAATAGTCTGAAGAACAGTACAAAAGCCAACGGCTTTGACACTCGGCTTGGTAAATTGCTTCAGCAATTGAAAGCACAGTCTACACTTGACTCAGGTCAAGTTAGCCGCCAAACGCTGACAACTTATGGTATTCATACCATAGATCGTCGTCGTCGTGCTGAAGCACTTTGGTTCGTTGAAAACGAAGTAGCTTGCCGTGACTTCATGAAAGCCTCAAAGAAAGGCTTCACATCATTGTCTGCTTTGCAGAAAGCAATGAATGCTGCTTCTAAAGCAGAGCAACCTGCTAAAGCAGAACCGTCCGATGTCGGACAATCTAGCGAAGCTAAAACTTCTAGTGCTACTGAACATCGTTCAGTTTCAGTGCAAATCACTCGCAGTAAAATGGTTGACACCATTTTGCATCACTGCAAAGAAAACAACCTTAATATCGAAGATATTATCAATGATCTTCAGTCTCATGTTGCAAAGCAACAGCGCAAAGCGTAAGGTTGCACCATTTATGCAGTCCCTTTTTTGGGACTGTATTGGTGGTTCAACTTTATCCTGAAAGGATAGAATATGATTTTCGTCAAATTTGTCACAATAATGACTTTAGTCTTATTGACTATGCAAATCCTGTTCACTTCTGTAATGGTAGCCTACGGCTATTTGTCAATAGATTGGCTATTGGTGCAGGTTTTACCTTACATCTTTGTGTGCTGCATATCTGTATGGGGCCTTGACTAATGTTTAATCCTGATCAATTCGTCGCTGATCTTTACAGTGAAACTGTAGGATACAAAACTATAGAAGAATTAATATCTAATTCTTTTCCCTGCACTAGCTCATCATGTTTGTATGATAGCGGTTGGTGCGATCCTAATGATCCTGCTTTATTGTCTTACAGTTATATAACACTTGAAACATAAGTGAAAGTGTTATATAACATGTATAGACATAAACACTGAAACTGAAATTGTCCGATGTCGGACACTTTAAACGGAGTTTAGCAATGACTAGGAAATTTGATGAAGCAGTACAAGCATATAGTGATGCTTACAAAGAATATCACGGTATTCGTCCTATACTTGCATATGACTATTGGGATAGTCAGCTTGGCATTGAAGGTGCCATTCAAGAGATGGAAGAATGGACTAATCGTTATTACGATTGGGTCGCAGAAGATTTGGCACAAGAACGTGCCGATGAGGATGCGTCCATCAATGCTTGTATGGAAGCTGGTGCTCCTGACATAGACACTGCGATGCGGTGGTTAGAGGATGCAGAAATCCACTTACAGTGGGCTTAATTGAAATTGTCCGATGTCGGACACTTTTGCGGAGTTAGTCAAATGACTTACACAGTACACACTACATTCAAATCCAACAACCGTAAGGTTGGCAAAATCCCTGTTACCACTACATCTGCGGCTACATGCCCAGATGAATGTGAGTTTAAGAAAAACGGCTGCTATGCAGATGGTGGGCCATTGGCAATGCATTGGGCCAAAGTTACCAGCGGCGAACGTGGGGACAATTGGTCAACGTTCATTGCCACAGTCAAATCCTTCAAGGATGGGCAGTTGTGGCGACACAATCAGGCAGGTGATTGCCCAGGTGATGGTAAGCGTTTGGATGCCGATGCCTGTGACGAATTGGCAGATGCCAATGAAAACAAAAACGGTTTCACCTACACTCATTACCCTGTGTTGACCGATGCCCATAATGCGGCAGTGGTCAAACGCATGAATGACAAAGGCTTTGTCGTCAATCTATCTGCCAACAACGTAGCACATGCTGATGCCTTGTATGACCTTGGCATTGGGCCAGTTGCAACTGTACTGCCAGAGGCACAAACAACTAACACAGTTACCCCAAAGGGGCGTAAGATCGTTGTGTGTCCTGCCACAGTTCGTGACAATGTGTCATGTGCTACATGCCAACTCTGTGCAAAACAGCGTGATGCAATCATTGGTTTTCCTGCACATGGCACAAGCAAACGCAAAGCTGACACAGTAGCATCACAAGGAGTGTAACAATGGAATTGTTAGTATCAATTGAAACATCTTACGGTACACGTCGAGTGTACCCTAAGTGTAGCACATCACGAACACTTGCTGAGATTGCAGGTACAACTACGTTGACTGATCGTGATATAAGTTTAATCAAACAACTAGGCTACACATTTCGTGTAGTAACTGAGGAACTATGATATGAAAGTATACAATTCAACGAATAACATTTATGTTAGATACATGGGTAGAGAAATATCTATTGCCCAACACGTAGTAAATGGACGTACAGCAGTACAGGAAGTGGGTATACTACCTGCTGGTGTAGATATGCACATCGTAAGATATGATGCTGTACTGCCTAGTCTGATAGCTGCTTTGCAGGAGATACAAGATGAAATTGAAAAAGACATATGGGGTGATCAATCCCGTAGCGAGGGCAATGCTGCAAGAGCGCAAGTCACCGCAAGTAGTGCCGCCCAAGAAGGGCAATAAACGTAAACCTAGTAAAAAGGAACAGCAAAATGAAATGCGAGATGCAAAACTTTATTAAGTTTTCTAAGTCAAAAGCGTCCGATGTCGGACAGTTGAAATCTAAACGTGACGATTGGAAACGTGAACGTAAGATCGCACGTAAGAACAAGACCCTTAACCGTAAACTAGTATCTTAATATAAGGAGAATACCCCATGACAAATTCAGCATATGCACCTAAAGTTCAAAGCAAATACCCAGAATTGTATGCAGAGCATACGTTTCACATGAACAAGGCAAAAGCATTTACTTACAATTACGTTGTAATTGATGAAGTATTGTTGGAATGTTGGAATGACATGACCACTGCTGAAATTGCACAGGCTACTCGTGAGCCTATCAATCGTATAACATATCGCACACAAGTGTTAAAGAAACTAGGTGTCATTAAAACAAAGCACACTGGTAAAACCAAGCTGTTAAAAGAGCAGCGTAAGTTGCGTGTTGAAATGCGCAAAGTGGAGAAACAATTGCGTGAGATTAATGCAGCATAAAAAACGGTGGATCGTGTATGATGATGACGGTAAAGTTGTCATCATATCACACAACAAAAAGATTTGCCTAAAATATGTAAAGGAGTTAGGCTATGAGAGTAGAAGTATATTTCAACCTACATAAATACACATGGTCTGTTCGTTCGGCTAAGACGGGCAGAGTAATCTTGCACACTGACAAGGTACACATAAACAATCCTACGTTTGTAGTGCGTAAGGCAGGTCGTGAACGTGTACTGCGTGAGGGCAAGAAGAATGTTCATGCGTTTGTACGTGGTGATATAACTGTGTTTGATGACTTTGATCCCGATTATCTGGACTATACACTTGTAGCATACAATCCGTATAAGTATGACACGTTTGTAGATGTTATTGACACAAGACCTGTCCGTACCGCTAAACGTGCAGTCTTACAATTACAACCAAGTATGGTGGTTGGTGATCATCACAGAAACAGACCATACCTATATGCAGAAGGAGCACGTTCATGAAAGTAATGGGTTACGATGTAACCGTTGAAGTAGATGGGGTTGAAAGTGTTGTTCAGTTGGATGACACTTACCCAGCAGTAAACGATTGGAAAAGCGCAACCGAATTTGCTATGGCACTTGCCGATCACATACATCCAGACGCTATCGACATCAGCTTTGTTGAGTGCTCTGAGTTTGAATTAGAAGAATACAAATCTTATGGTTACATACACGAAGCACCTATGATACTACAGTGATGTATATACTTCATATATCTATGTCATCGTACATTATAATGTTGTTTATGGTCGGCCTGTTTATGGTCGATCCATTTACGACATGGATAATTGTAATGGAAGTGTGGGTAAGCATACTGCTAATCCGAAAATTGAAAGGAGCAATACAGAATGGAAGCTAAAATAAAATTAACCAAGACGATGCTAGACAAGAGCATTATAGATGCCAACACAACTGTGCGTAATTTTCTGGAGCACGACTTTGGTATGGACTATGACGATAAGTTTTTTACAAACGAGTGGTACGACTTAGATGCAGAACGTACTATGCGTAATGCATTCTTTGTGGTCGGTGAATATGCCGATGGTA